ATCGCGTTGGCATGGGTCATGAAGCGTCGCACCAACCCCGACTTCACAATTGCTGAAGCCGAAACACTTACCCCGAACGATTTTGCACAGTTGTTTGGGGATGACGACACCACAAAAAAATAAAGGATGACCGGGCGAAAGCGTTGGCCGCGTTAGTGGCTGGTTGCGGCCTCTCGGTCACGGAAGCAAATCAACTCACGTTGCGTGAACGAAACGCAATAATCAAATTTATGAATGGGGGTAAGTAATGGCTGCATCAAACATGATCGTCACGCTGGCCATGAACGCCACAAAGTACGCAGCAGGTTTGCGTAAAGCGGCAGGCCAGACTAATACGTTTGGCACGTTGTCAACTAAAGCATTCAACGCCGTACGCGGTGCAATGCTCGGTTTGACCGTTGCAGCAATTCGTTACATCCCGGTACTGGCAAATATGGGTGCAGAGTCTCGTAAAGCCGACATCCAACTGAAGTTCATGCTGGAGAACATGAACGGCATATCGGCTGCGACTGACGCAACCGTCAAACGTATGGCGGCCTATGCCGACCAAGTCAACAAAGCGACTGGTATTGACGATGAACAGGTCAAAGCGGTTCAGCGTAAGTTGCTGGTGTTCAAGACGTTGCGCCAAACTGCCGACGAACTTGGTGGCACATTTGACCGCACGACACAGGCGGCCATTGACCTCGCAGCTGGTGGCTTCGGTGACATGGAATCCAACGCCATCAAACTTGGTCGGGTATTGCAGGATCCAACGAAAAACCTGAACGCGCTTAACCGTGCAGGTATTACTTTTACTGCGACCGAGAAAGCCAAAATTGCGCGACTTCAAGAGTCCGGCAAACTGTTACAAGCACAGGATCTAGTTCTCAAGTCAATCGAAAATCGCGTCATGGGTTTGGCAGAGGAATCGGCAACACCGTTTGAAAAAATGGTTGCACAATTCAATCAAATTGGTGACTCGATTGGTGAAGCAATGTTGCCAGCACTTGAGGACATGAACAAAGAGATTTCCAAATGGTTGTCCACACCGCAGGGCCGTAAAGATGTTGAGGCAATCGCAGACGCGTTTATTGGTGCCGCTTACGGAATCAAAGAGATGGCTAACTTTTTGCGCGATGTCAAAATACTTTTAGATTCGATTAGCAAATTCAACATGGACTGGGTTGGCGCGTTGCGTGACTTCCGCAACAGCGTTTTGGGTACTGGGTCCAGCGGTAACAATGCTAAAGGCGATTCGTCAGGTAAAGGCACCGAACCGTTTGGCGGTACCAGCCGCGCATCAGCCCCAATCATCAACTTCAACGCACCAATTGACTCTGTAAGTGCCGGGCGTGAAGTAGCGCGTGTGCTGGCTGATTACAACCGGGCGAACGGTGGGCGATAATGGCTTTACCAATTATTGAACAACCGCTCTATGGCGAAATGCTGATTGAGACTTCTCCGTGGGACACACCCTTTGTTTGGACTGACCGCACCGCAAGTTTAGTTGCAGGTTTCAACTATTCCCAAGGTGGTCGAGTTGGCGCACCCGGATCATCACAGGTTGACGTTGGAACTCTCAACGCAACATTCAAAGATTTAGCAAGCGTTCCGGCGGTCGGTGCGCTTGTAAGAATATCGTTTAGCAAGTTTGCTGGCTATGCGTTTGTTGGTTACGTCCAAGACGTTTCACAACGCATTGTTTTTGATGATTCCATCAGTTACACCACGCCAATTACATTGACAACTTTGAATTGCATTGACTGGGTTGGTTACGTTTCACAATTCCAACTTGTTGGTGTTGGTGGCGCAAACTTTACGACCGGAGTTGATGAAACCGACAGTCTTTATGGTTGGAATAACCGAGTCGCTGCAATCAACAAAGTCGTTGACGCGACCTATGCAACAAAAATAGTTTCTGCGGTCACTTCCGGTGCGATTCAAAACATGGGCGACACAGATTTAGTAGCCAACATTTCAAATCACTTAGATTTGATTAGCAGCACTAGTCAAACTTATTGGTATCCAAGAAATGTGTTACCAACGAACATCACGACTGGCCGTACTGGGCTAGTTGAGATTAGATCGGGCGCTTCGCTGGTGTCCTCAGGAAAAACTTTTACAGACGTATTAGGTTCTGCCGGGCAACTGCATTACACAGAGATAGATATTGAAAATTCATCTCAAAACATTGCAAACACCGTGGTCGTCAATAACCGCAGCAGAGTCCATATCTTTGGTCAAGACTTAACAAAAATTGGCGGTTTCAACGAAGCAAATTATGTAATTGTAAACAATCAACAAGTTTTGGGTATTGGTTTAGATTCCACTCAAAAAGCAACCGATGCAACTTCCATCGGTATCTATGGCAACAGGCAAACAGAAATTGAAACGAATGTTGGCTTAGTTTTTGACCAAGCAAATTACATTTCAAATCCATCCGCTGAATATTCTGATGAAGGATATTTTGGCGGTGCGGCAGTCCGAATTAGACGCAGGAAACCATCTGAGGAACCTACGCCATTTACCGCATTTGACGGTGAATGGGCCATGCGATCTTATCAATCGACCGCATCGTCAACTGGTGAATTAAGATACAACGGTGGAGAAAGTGACGGCATTCCTATCACTCCACCAAGCGGTAGTTTTGTCACCTATTATCGTTTTGCTTGTCGTGCTGCTCGTGGAACTCCATCAAGAACAGACGTACGGTTTCGTTTACAGATTGACTGGATCAACGACGATGAAACAATCATTTCATCTATCAATGGCCCCTTCGTAAGTCTTACAACCGCAAACACTTGGTATTTGAACGAAGTCGAAGGATTCACCCCTGCCAATGCAACACGGGCAGCGGTAAGAGTAATCTTTAGTCGAACTGGCGGTGGAAACATTTCTGTTGGCGACCGTCATTGGGCAGACGCTTTGCAGTTCAATTTTGATCCGGGTGACAAACCCTATTTTGATGGGGATACGCCTTGGGATTCTACTTACGGATATTTTTGGACTGGTGGCGTTGGTTTATCTCCAACGATGAGAGTCACAAATGAAATTGACAATGTTGCAAACACTTTACTGACTAAATACTCGACCACATCGTTGAGAGTTTCAAGAATCCGTTGGAATGCCCAAGAGGACTTAAGCGCAATCCCAGCACTATCCGTTGGCAAAACAATCTCACTAGTTTATGACGGCACAACAACTACATATCGAATCGTCGGGATAGACGGCAACGTGGACCCCGAACGTTACATGATCGACTACTACTTGGAAAAGGTATAAACATGAAAGACATATTACGGCGCGTACTGCGCATCGCATCGTTCGCCCTAGGCGCTGGAATCGCTGGATTGGGTGCAGGGTCCGCCATCGGGCTTACAGTCGCCCAGAGTGCCCTTATGGGGGCTCTCACAGGCGTTTTGGGTATCTTTGGTGCGCTGGCATTCATCTACGCAGGCAAAGGCACAGTCGATGACGGCGACTTCAACGCCACCATCAATTCGGCCATCGAAACGGCTCGCGCGAAAGACGGCAAAAAGTGAGTGATGGGGTGGTGGTCACTCTCGAACGGATCTACGAAAAACTTGTGGAACTTGAGATTCGACTTGGCGACCACCCCAAACAACTCGACGACCACGAAAACCGTATTCGCAATCTCGAAATGAAAGTTTGGTCATTCGCTGGAATCAGCAGCGTCGTGGCCGTAATCGCATCACTAATACTCACGAAAGTAGGCTAATCATGGCAGACACCGACCTTATCCGCCCGGTCAAAACGACCGCGATCAACGACGACTTCGCAGCTCACATTAAACGTGGCGCGGCGACTCCCGGACTCGACTACAACTGTGCAATTGGCGAATCGGTTTGGGCATCCGATCGTGGCATTGTTGTTGCCGCGTCGAACAACCCGAACAGCGGTGCAGGTAAGCACGTTGTGATTCGTCACCGCGACGGTTCACAAACCATCTACTACCACCTGTCAAAGGTATTCGTCGGTAACGGCTCGCGTGTCAAACAGCGTGAGGAAATCGGCAAGACTGGAAACACCGGAACGCAAACGACTGGCCCACACCTGCATTACGCGATTAAAGACAAGTCGGGCAAATTCCTCGACCCCGAAAAAGTGTTCCGCAAAGAGAAGCGTGAGGCGCGAAAAGAAAAAGCAGCTGCGGCCGCAGTCGTGACCGAGGTTATGACTCCGATGCATGAGATCATCCCCGAATAGGTTCTAACCTTTCTCCCTATTCGGGTGGGGCAGTCGTTCTAGGGGGCGACTGCCCCTGTTTATGTGCTATGGTGTGACCACCTACTAGCAGAGGAACATTATGCCCAAGCAACAAGCATTCAACCTTGGTCGCACCATGACCGTCATCGCACTTATCGGTTGCCTAATATCGGCTGGGTGGGCATTGTTGCCCGGCACAATCGGTTTGGCATTGGTCTGGTATGGATCCACAGACTGAACGCTGGCCACACGTTGACATAGTCCGTGAGGAACTGCGGCGACTACAAGCAGAACAAACCGTCGCCAAACAAAAAGCGCGCGCCAAACACATCGCCGAACTAAAACAACACATGACCGGGTACGACAAGACACGCACCCGAATAGAACGTCGTACCTCCATGAGAACCTTTACTGAACGTATGCTCAAATACGGAGAAAAGGTAATCAATGAACAACGACAGAATGGTCGCCCGGTCACAGACTGACGAATGGTACAAGGCGCGCCAATACGGTGTGTCGGCTACGACCGTTGCCAAGGCCGCTTCAGGCCCTGCCGGATACGATGCCGAACTACAAAACGCACTATTCCCAGAGGACAACGAAGTCGTCGATAACGCTTACATGAAGTTTGGGCGCGACTACGAGGAATGGATCGTCAACGGTCTGCCACTCGAATACCGCATCAAACCAAATGACTGGCTAATCCGAGGCGACGGCGACTACCGCTGGCATCTCGCAACCCCAGACGGCCTGAACGATGATTGGTCGATTATTGCCGAAGTGAAAACGACTGGCAAAGATTGGGAAGGCAGCGCAATCCCGATTCAGTACCGCCGTCAAGTCCAATGGCAGTTGCATGTGACCGGGGCGCAAACGTGTGTGTTCGGGTGGTTGGTTCGCGCCACTTCAGAGTCCGGCGAATTTGTTCCAGCGTGGATGGAACCCAAGCATGTCATCATGGAACGCGACGAAGTTATGATTGCTGACCTAATCGAAGTTGCTCAACGATTCATCACCGATTTTAACAACTACAAGGAGATGCAGAATGGCTAGATTCAACCTGGCAGATTACGCCACAGTCCAAGAACGAATCGAAGCGTTCTGGAAAAAATACCCCAACGGCGCAATCATCACCAAAGACCTAACAACCGATTCCGATCGTGACCGCAAACAATGGCGCGTCTATGCCGAAGTGTATTTCGTGTTCGACGAGCTGCGACCGCGTGGCACAGGCCTCGCATTCGAGATTGACGGCGGTGCTGGGGCAAACATGACATCGGCATATGAAAACGCGGAGACCAGCGCAATCGGGCGCGCATTGGCTACAGCAAACTTCACCACATCAAAGAACCGCGCATCAAGGACAGAAATGCAGAAAGCCCAACGAGGCGCACCATCCGAGACGCAAATCACCGCAATCGACGTACAAAACGCTGCAAGCCTCGACGAACTAAACCTCCTCTGGTCACGCGCAGTCGATTCAGGCGACTCGACCAAACTGATAGCCGAATTTACGGCCAGAAAAAAAGCCCTCAATGGATAAGTTACTTCGGTTCCGAATCGACGGCAGGGCCGTACCCAAAGGCAGACCACGCATGACCAAAATGGGTGGAGTCTACACACCCAAAACAACCGTCGATTACGAAAAGTTAGTGGCCGCCGCGTGGAACGACAAATTCGGCATGCTTGCACTAAACGGTCGCCTCCGGGTAACAATCAACGTTCACACAGATCGTCACGCCAAACAAGACGTGGATAACCTCGCCAAGTCAATCCTCGACGGCATGCAACGTGCCGGGGCATTCGTAGACGGCGACGAACAAGTATATTCACTCGGCATCATCAAACACGCCAGCACAACAGATTTGGGCGTGTGGGTATCGGTCACCAAGTTTGATGACTATGATGACCACTAATCGCTAGCACGATTCCCCTACAACTTCCCCCGGTCCTGTGCTAGCAGGCCGGGGGATTCCAATTGGAGTCCAACATGGATCAACAACACCACCACCATTGGTTACAGGTCGGCGAAAAGACAACCTTCCAATGCGTCATCTGCTGGATAAAAAAGTGAGTTTCAAACTCGTAAAGAAAATCATCCAGTCCGACCGGGTCGATGGCATGCACAAACTCATTCTCATAATTCTCGCCGACTATGTGAACGAGTCCAAAGGGAACGCCGCATGGCCCAGCGTCACCACGGTCGCACTCAAAGCCGGGGCCAGCGTTCGGCATGCCCGGCGAATCATCCGCGAACTTGAAACCGAGGGCGTTCTGAAAACGATTCGGCAGGCAGGTTTGCGTGGCACAAATAAGTACGTTATTGATGTGGATAGTCCTGTGGATAATGACAAAGGGGCGGACATGGGTGTCCTCCCTAGGGCGGACATTTACGACACCAAGGGCGGACATTTGAGACATGTAGGGGCGGACATGGGTGTCCGCCGAATAGATAAAGAACAGATAAGAATAGATACGTTCGACCGCGCCGCGCCCTCCGGGCAGGCGGCTGCGGTCTCACTACAGAATGATGATCCAAATGTTGCGACGGTCGCCCAAGCCTCCGGCGGCGACACGCCACAATGCCAAGAACACAACACACTAAACCTGCAATGCGAAAAGTGCTACGCTTACCAAGTAAGCAAATGGAGAAAGGAACCCCTAACATGATTACTCCACCACCCAAGGTCATCGGCGCAATGAAGCACCTATTGCTCGAACTCGAAAAAGTTGGGGCCATCAACCCCATCGACCGCGAACACCTAATCCGCGAATACGTCATCGGCAGGATCATGAACTTCGGCCACCTCGCCGAATACCTGCTCGCCACCCGGGCAATCGGATTACACAACCACGACCAAATCATCCGATACGGTCGACGCTACGGCGAAAACAGATAAGGAAAACAGAACATGGCATTCATCAAAGTAGAAGGCATCGTCGATAAGCCACTCGGCGACCGAGGATTCATCCTCCTCGAAACAATCCGTCTCAACGACGGGCGCACATTCGACAAGAAGTGGAAGGTCTGGGCAATCCCAGCACCCGAATTTTCGTCGTTCGTCGAAGTCACCGGGGAACTCTCCACCAAAATCAACGAATACGAAATGGGTGGCGAAACGAGGCGCAACATTGATCTAAACGTCAACAACCCAGTCGTCAAAGTTCTCGGTGGCCCCGAAGCAGCTGCACCCGACGTGAACACCGAATGGGCAACCGCACCCACCACACAGGCGGCACCGTTCTAATGGCTAAATCGTACAAAATGCGCATGTACCAGAGACGACTCTGGCAACACCGCACCCAAATTGCCATCACCACCATCGCCTTATGGTTCGCCATCATCGGAACCATTCTCGTCATCGCGGAGTGGATCTCATGAACCTCGAAGCAATGCTGAACACCGTCACCCAACCACGCACCAAACAATGCAAACTCAACGTGTGGCTAACCACCCTCAACGAGGATGACCGCAACGCATTCTGGCGCGCAATGGACAACGAGAACATTCCATTACGACACATCTGGAAAACCATTCAGGCCGTCGGATGCCCCAACCAAGAATCATCAGTCCGGTCACACCGACGCGGCGACTGCAAAACCTGCGAAAGGCAAATCAACAATGGCTAGCATCTACGACATCGAAAAACAAGTTGAAGCAATCCTTGCCCAGACACGGATTCTTTGCGAACTCATGGGAATCGACCCAATGCCCATGCCCAACGAAACACTCGGAGACGAACCATCTATCGAGGAACTAACAGACCCCGATGCTTGACGATCTACTGAATACCCCACAGCCCCCGACGACTCCTGACCGTCGGGGTGCTGCGGTGTTCAGCCAAGAATGGAACGCAACCGGAGACGAATCCATCGTCACCACAATCAGCGACACCGAAGTCGCACACGAACAACTACACGACTTCATCACCAAACGCGGCGGAATCATCCCCGACGGCTATGTGGCCACAATGCTGACCGCCAAATACAACCCAAACGCATGGACACGCGACAAACCATACGACGACTCCGGGCGACAAGCACCAGCAGTCACACGAGGCGCATGGTCATACACATTCAAAATCAGCAAACGAATAGACCGCCAATCCCTAGTTGACGATCTAATCCACCTCACCAAAAGAAAGGCAGTAAAACGTGTTGAACAGAAAACTGATGAACTCTTTGTCTTTGCCATGGGAGACTCTCAACTTGGCAAACCCGACGGAGACGGAACCGAAGGAATCATTACCGCGTGGGCGCAGAGCCTTGACCGGGCAAGTGCCGACTGGACCCGAATGGGAAAACCCTCGGTACTTATTGCAGGTCTCGGAGACCATCTGGAAGGAAATCAAAGCCAAGGCGGCCGAAACTTCTTCCGCTCCGACCTCACGATTTCCGAACAACTTCGGGTCTTTCGCCGGATGCTACTCCGGACCATCGATACATTCATTCAGGCACCGACTGTCACGGTGGGCATTGTCAACGGCAATCACGATGACATCCAACGCTTCCAAACGACTGACGCGTCGGATGGACACGCTACTGAATCGGCAATCGCGGTCAGCGAAGCATTGGCACTCAACCCAGAACGATACGGCCATGTGCGTATGTACGTGCCAGGTAAAGACCAAGACCACTTGGTTCTCGAAGTAAACGGAACCAACTTCGTACTGATCCACGGCCACCAATGGTCGCGTGGTAAAGCTATGGAATGGTGGGAGAAACAGACGTTCAACAACCACCCGGCAGGAGCAGGCCACATCCTCATCCACGGCCATGAACACGAATTTCAAATCAGCAGCCGACGCGACCGTCTCGTCATCACCACACCAGCACTCGAATCCGAATCAACATGGTTCAAACAAAAGTACGGCGCAGTTGGTCGTCGCGGTGTGCTGACATTCATCACCAAACCTGAAGGACAATTCGAGAGGATGGCAATCGTCTAATGCCAGCCAAGAACAGACCTGATCTAAAAACTGCTGACTGGAAAACATTGCGCCTAGCCATACTTCAACGCGATGCACACACCTGCGCATATTGTGGGGCCGAGGCAGACACCGTCGACCACATCATTCCAACATCTATGGGCGGAACAGCAGACCCATCCAACCTGCTCGCAGCATGCAACCGATGCAACGGCACCAAGTCCAACAGGATCCATGCCCGAACCAACTGGGTCAACACCCGGTGGGGGGTACGCCTATCGTGACCGCAGCGTGACGGCCCTATAAGTCGTCGCACAAATTGTCCTCCATTTTTTTGGAGGGCATCTCCACATCCCGTGCCGTTCCCCCTGCCGCGCATATCAAAGAAAAAGGTTTGGGAATCGGCGCAAAACAAAGACAAGGAAAAGCATGACTAACGCATCGTGGCGCGATATGCCAACATCAAATAGCAAGGCCCTTGAGATGACACTTGATTCGCTTAGTTGGATCGGGGCGGAACACGCTGCGATTGTGGCGTTGTGTTTGGCAACTGCGAAATCGCTCGATGACGAATACACGGCCGCGAAGTCGTCGTCGTATCTGCAGGGCTTGCGGATGTTGCGGAACTCTGCCCCGGATGGTGCGCCCACCGATGCACTTGAAGCGTTGATGATCCGATGACGTTTGCGCCGACTCGTTACACGCCACCGTTGACAGATGCGTTCGAGTCGTCGATTGACAAACTGTTGCCAGCGATTGAGATGGCTTGGTCGGTTGCGACTCCGGGTTTCAAGTTTGATGATTGGCAGGTCGAGTTGATGCGCCGCGTTACCGAGTTGTTGCCGTCTGGCGAACTGCGTTTTCGTAGTGTCGTAATCAGCATGGCGAGACAACAGGGAAAATCGGAAATAGTCGGCGGTTTGTCCGCGTGGGCAATTTTGCGAGAACCGGGAACGTATAACGTCGGTGTGGCTTCGACTGCTGAACAAGCACGTTTGGTTTATGACCGTTTGCAAAGAGTGATTGCGTCGAATCCAGCGTGGTCGCGTCGGATGTCAAAGTTGACGGAGACGCGTGGTATCAAGACGCTTGACGGTTCGCGGTATGAGATCAAGGCGGCGAACGCGAACACGTTGCAGGGTATTCCGGTGTCGGTTGGCATTGTCGATGAAGTCCACTTGGTCGAGGCTAAAGTTTGGGATGCTTTATCATCTGGAACTGGCGCTCGAAAAAATACGCTTTTGATTGGCATCACAACAGCAGGCGACGAAAACAGCGAATTGCTAAATCGTCTTTACAAGAATTGTGATAAAGCCATTGCTGGGGAACTGGACAGATTTGGCGCGTGGATTTGGGAGGCTTCCGAATCGGTTGTGCCGGAGGATGACGACGAACTTATTGCGCTACTAATGGAAGCAAGCCCTGCCTTACAGGCTGGCCGTATAGATCCGAAACTGTTGTTGTCGGATGTGCGCGCGCTGCCCAAAGACGACATTATCCGTTACCGTCTGAACAGGTTTATTCAGTCCGGCACTAAGACATTCATTCCGCCGGAATTGTGGCAGAAGTGTGAACGACCGTTTGGCGCGCAGCTGCCACAGGGTGAGTTTGTGTTTGCGGTTGACCGGACACCCGACTGGGAACATGCAAGCATTGCGGTATCGGTCAAGGTTGATGATGTGATCTACACGGAACTTGTGGCCAGCATAAATAAGCCGTCACTTGAACAACTGATTTTCATTTGCGGTCAACTTATGTCACATTCACCGCGCGCGATTATCGTTGACGGTTACACGCTGCGCGATCTATACAAAGAACTGAAACTCCGTGGCTACCCGGCAGAAACTGCGACGCTGGCTGACGTTGTCAACGCATCGTCGTTGTTCTATGCGCGGTTGGCGCGTAAGACGCTTCAGCATGGTGGCGACCCTTTGTTGTCGATTCAGATTCCGCGCACGGTGCGCAAAATGGTCGGCGAAGGCTTTCGGGTATCGCGGCGCGACTCGGCCGTCGAAATTGATGCAGTCATGGCAACTTTGTTGTCAACGTTCGGCGCGGATACTTTGCGAGAACAACCGCTTCAGGTATTCTGATTCTCTTATGGAAAATGAAAACGTAAACGGCTACGCAGTACCACAGGACCCGATGGATCTCTTGCAATGCGATTCATGCCAATAGGGGATGAATAGGTTATTCGACGCGGTAAAACCCGAAAGGGAATTGCGGCGGACTTCGGTTCGATTCCGAACATCTCCACGACACGCCTGAATTACTTATTGCACTAGTGCAGAAAAGGTACCATACTGGTATCAATGGGATTCTTAGATTTTCTAAATCCAACGCGCGGCTTTGATATCGCGCAGTCTTTTGCGCCCGGATTCGAGGAACGCAGTTCAGGGATTATCCCACCGCCGCGTTCGGCGACTTCGGGGGTCACAACCAACGACGCTCTCTCGTTGGCTTCCGTCTACCGCTCCGTGTCTATCATCGCTACCGCGATGAAGCAGTTGGGCATTCACGTCTACCGTGACGACGCCGAAGTGACCCCCACCCCTTTGGTTATCCGCCAACCGGACATCAAGGTCACACGCGAAGTGTGGATGGAACAAACCATCAACTCGCTGGCGCTCGCAGGTAACGCTTACTGGCTTATTGGTCGCAACGGTCGCGGCGAAACTATCAACCTCGAAGTTCTGAACCCATTCGAGATGATGATCCAGACTGATGACTACGGTACGGCGCTTTACTACGTTTACCGTGGCATTACGCGTTACGAACTCCGTGACATTCAGCAGTTGGCGATGATGCGTGTACCGGGCAATGTCTACGGCCTTGGGCCCATTCAGGCCGCGCAGAAAGAACTGCTGAACGCGCGCGACACACGCGATTACGCTTCGGTGTGGTTTACCGATTCGGGTATCCCGAACGGTGTGTTGAAGTCTGACCAGATGCTTTCACCCGATCAGGCCGCAGCTGCGAAGGATGCATGGAACCTGACCGCTGGTGCTAAGAACGGTGTGGCCGTTCTCGGTAACGGTTTGACGTATCAGCCAATGTACCTGAACCCACGCGACGCGATGTTCCTTGAGGCGCAGGCATTCAACGTGCAACAGATTGCCCGGTTGTTTGGTGTTCCGGCAAACATGCTTCTCGCGTCGGTTGACGGAAATTCCATGACGTATTCGAATATGGAACAAGAACAAATGGGATTTGTTCGCTACACGCTTTCGCAATACATCGTCGAAATCGAATCGGCACTAAGCCACCTGATGACACGCGGAACAATGGTCAAAATCAATGTTGACTCGCTACTCCGTTCCGACACTCTTACACGTTACCAAGCGCACCAGATTGCCATTGCCTCCGGGTGGATGACAATCGACGAGGTTCGCGCCATCGAGGACATGCCGACTCTTGGAGGAGATTTTAGTGCAGTCAATTGAAACCCGTGAAATGGAATTTCGCGTCACCGACAAAGACAAGCGTGAG